CAATGGCTACACGCAGATTGCTAATGGACTTTGCTTCAGCTTTTTATGGTAGTAAGTTTGCCAGCATGTCTGCTGTTGGGATGAATTGTCTCGGCAGTGATTGGGACACAATGTGTAAGAGCTTTCGCCACAAGAATTTTCTAGCGGGAGACATAAAGAGTTTTGGCCCAACTTTGGATGGTGATGTTGTTGCCAAAGTCTACCATCTGTTCAATCGTTGGTATGAAGTCAACTGTCACGACAGCACGGTTAAACAAGACAACGTGATGAGGAACATGCTTGGCCAGGAAATTTTGAACAGCAAAAATGTTGCCTACGACACAATGTTTGAGACTATGTGTTGCAGCCCATCCGGGCAACCAATGACAGTTATTATGAACACTTTGTGTCTCATATATTATATTGTCATGGCGTGGTTTGAGATTTGTGATGTTGGAAATGGTGAAGAACAGCACAGCTTTGACACTTTCCTTAAGAATGTTGATTTGCTTGGCTATGGAGATGACTTCTTAATGTCAGTTTCAGATTTGGTTATTGGTTCGTTTAACAACAAGAGCTTGCAAGCCTGCCTTAAAGATCACGGCATCATTTACACTGGCACAGACAAGCAACTGGAAGTACAGAATTACTGCACATTGAGTGAGTGCTCTTTTCTAGGGCGCCAAATGTCTATGATTGAGGGCAGAAGAGTTGGCCATCTTAGTCTGGACGTTATTAATGATGTGGTTAATTGGTGCAGCAAAAAGCATGCGGCCGATGTTGAGAATGTCATGCATGTCACCTGTTTGGGTGTTTTGCAAGAAATGTTTTTCCACGGCCGCACAAGATATACCAATGCTTATAACAAGCTACAGGAATGGTGGATAGCTAGAGGGAAGCGCCTTCCTGACTTGACATATGAGTACATGATGAAATCTTGGAAAGCTGAGTCTCTTTCAGAGATTGGCTGCGAATAATGCGAAAGCATGATTTGGGGGTTAACGACGCCTGTGATTTGAACCCTCCACAGTGCATACA